TTATCAATGTTTTAAAGTCTATTGTCCAAACGCGCAATTAACACTTTTAACAAATTGTACTTCTAACTTGAACATCGGATCTATTATTCCTTACTTGTTATCTTATAGCAGAATAGCTTTAGTGAGTTTTAAAATAACTAGAATATATGCAATAAAAATAAGACATATGAAAAAAGAAAGTATTGATAAAATTGAGCAAATAGCTGATTTTATTACAGCGTGCAATGATTGTTTGATAATAGAAAAGGCAATTAAAAAGTTAGATAGTGTTATTAATCCGGCAAAACGAAATGTACCGCTTTGGTAAAACGAAATGTGATTATTTTGTGTAAAACGAAATGTGTTTTTTTTCGAGCGCACACGTGCAAGAAACGTCTCAAAAAATCTTTTATTTTGAGGCGTTTTTCTATTACAAATATTTGTATATCTCACAGAAAATTACTATCTTTGTATAGTATATATTGGGACTTTACGCACTCAAACATTGAGTTCAAACTTCACCGTCTCATCTCCATCAAGCAGTCGCTTGGTACGGTTTATATTATTCTCGTATATGTGTACATTGCCGAGGTTCAACGTTATATTCTTTAGTGGCAGGTCTATCTGTCGCGACATGAGGTAAAGGTGGTATATATCTGCAGGTAACCCTAAATTAGCATCGCTGCTCCTTTGGTAGGCCGACAACACCAATTCTCCGTCATCTATCTGGAACTGCACAAGGCTCAGGCAAGGAGCCTGGTTGCTTTCTGCGCCTGTTTCACCGAGGAACAGCACATAATTCTTGCTGTTACGCTTCTCGCGGTTTATCTTGGTAATCAGTGGCGGGAGCTTCTCAAAGTAGGTCGGATAACTGTTCACCAGTACGCTTCCGCAATAGTCCCACCAGTTGATGCCTGCTTCACGATATCGCTCCACCTGTCGCTCACCTTGCATGAACAGCTGCAGCTCATTTTTCAATTTCTTTCTTGCTATGCCGTGGCTCTCGAATATGTCGAGCAGGTCGACTGGAGATAATGACAGCTGCTCGTTGAGCAGGTAGCGTATACACCCTTTTCGGTTATGTTGTGTCTTCCCTGAAGCTATAATCCGCTTCAATATTTCGTGATATTTGTTCATCGTTCGAATGGTATTTGAACAGTATTTTTATAAAGCATGATATCCGTATAAGAAGCGTTATAGTTCATATGGGCCTTGAACTCCCTACGGTGGCAGTTCTCAAAGGGGTTACCGATGAGCTTGTTCTTGCCGATCCATTCACAAAGCTCTGTTATGGAGGATTTGTTTGAAGTGAAGTAGATGAAACGATGACCAGCAAGGATGGTTAGTATATCAAGGTAATCAGACAGTTTCCAATACATTTTGTATGTTTTGCTGTCTGTGCTCAAATATGGAGGGTCAACGAGGAACACCACATCGGGTATATTCTTGTACTGCTCAAACAGCTGACGATAATCACATGAGGTAACGGTCAGGCCGTCAAGGTAGGTATCGGCAAGTGGGTAATCGGTGGCTTTTATTCTGTTATATAACGTTTCTTTCGACAACTCTTCATAGCAGGTGGCGTATTTCATCGAAAACAGGAGCGAGCCTGACAGAGTGATATAATCGACATAACCGAAAGTGTGCTCATACTCGTGTATGCAGGAAAGGACGCTCCTACGCATGGCGCCTGCAATGGCTTTCTTTCTTGGATAATCGCACAGAATGCTGCGCAGCCTGGAGAGCAATGCGTTGGTCTGTGGAATGTGCTCCAATCGCAGCCTATAACCGTCGAAGTCATTATAGACTACGGTGGAGTTCGGTTTCTGGAACTTGGCAATATGTGACAGCAAACCACTGCCTCCGAACAGGTCTACAAAAGTTGTACTGTCAGGGAACTGTTGGAGTACTTTGATATACTCTTTGGCGAACATCCGCTTCTGTCCCTGAAATGGAAGCGGCGCTGAAAGATATTGTTTCTTCATAAATTTTGTTTTTTTTAGTGGCTTGCAAAGGTCGGCATATCCCGTAAAGAGAAAGAATATTCATCTACAATCATACTGCAAATACATTACACTCACGGTTCATCCGCTTTATAAGGCTATACACAGTACGCTCACTCACGGCGTAGCGGGTTGACAACACCAACACGATATAGGATACCTTCTCACCGTGCCGACGTAGTTCTGTATAATCATTATAAAGATCTATATATCGCTCATCTTTCAGTCGTATACCGGCCTCGCGAAGCCTTTTTATCAATTCCCTGTTAAATTTCAAGATGTCTATTATCTTCATATTCAATAAAATTTGTATCTTTGCAATGTCTCACTTATTATAGCGCATTAGCGCAAACATAAAAATAGCTCACAGCGTGAGCGAGGGCATACGGCCCCCGGTCATGCGCTGTAAGCGTTTTATGTTCTAATAGTAAGTGAGACGACTATTTTAACAGGCCGGGGGCTTCTTTTTTCACTCCCCGGGAGATTATTTAATTGACTATATACTACTTTGTCAGCCAATCGAGTTTTTCTGCATCTTCGAACGTTCTGTCCGAACCTTTGTACGCTTTGAGGAGTTCTGCGGTGTCGAGCAAGTCGATGTCTACTTCGACCACTTTTTCTGATAACGACTTGAAATACTCCTCGCCTTTCTTATTCCATGCAGAGAACCACGCGTTGATTTCAGAGATTTCCTGCTTTTCAGCATCAGTCATATCGCGCACCTCTTCCTTTGCCCGTCGCTCAAGTTCCTGTGCCTCTTTTACCCGCTGCTGCATCTTCTCAAACTCTTCGTCCTGAAGTGTTGCGCGCACCTCCTCGATGTCTTTGTCGTAAGTCTCCGAGACAGGGCGCAAGGCCTTGAGGTTCTTCCACACTGCGAGCATCGCTTCATCACTCATGCTGCTTACTTTCAACGTCTTCAGCGCTCTGTAGGCTTCAACTGCCTTAATCGTTTTTACTTTCATTTTTACTTTAATTCTTACTAAATTACTTTGTTATTTACTTTTCTTTTGCTTCTGCAGCACTGACTGTGCCGAGTTTCGATGCATTTGCCTTGCAGTACTTCACGAAGTGCGTCACGTCTGTGACCACGCTGATGATTTCGTCTTCGTCAGTAGTCAGGTAACTGATGTTGATACCTCCGAAATGCGCGAAAGTTGCGAGCAGTTCCTTGCTGGCCTCGTTGCTGCTTACACTTCCGTTTTCGATGTTTGCAAACTTGTCGTTTTCAACCGAAACGATAGCTTTGATTGTTGTGCTTGCGCCTACTGCTTCAACGTTTGCCTTGAAGCCTGCGATTGCTTTTACTTTTACTTCCATGATTGTCTATTTTAATTGATTAATAAAAGGGTTTAATTCTATAATATAGATTTCCTGCGTTACGGTCATGAACGTGTATTCAATCTTGTAGCGCTGTTCAGCCTTCAGCCCGCTAAAGATATGTGTGTATTTTGTTCCAGCTTCGATATCAGTAAAGGTGAACGCCTGCTCTCCTACCAACAGCGGTGAGCCGATTTCGCTTGACGTGAACCTCAGTCTTATATAGAAGTCCTTGTTGTTCGAAGTACGCACATAGTTGTCCTTTATCTCTACCTCTACGATAACACGTCCTCTGATGTCCTCACGCGCTTTAATCGTAAAGTAGTCATTTATGTGCTGTGCATCAGAAACGATTTCTACAGCAGATGATTTGAAGTCATGTATCGTGTAGTAGGTAGTAGCCTGCACCGGAGGTATGTTGAATGCAAGCGCCCTGGAACAAAGGAAAATATAGGCTTTATAGCTGCCAGTTGCGAAAATCATGCCCTGCATTTCCACGCTTGTTCCCCCGTCTTTCAACGCTTTGTCTGAAGTTTTGAAATAGACAATCTGTCCTGCAGCATTTTTCAATGCAAGCCCGAAATAAGCCTCCGATAATTTACCGAATTCCTGCAACGTCAGTTCGTTTTCCGTACCGAGACTTTTTATCATCATCGTTGCGAATACACTGCCATTTTCATTTGTCTTGCTTGTTACGAAAGGTCTTTTGAAAGGTGCTGTCGCAGCATGCTTGTAGCCTATGAAATCAGACAGCCGGTAAGGGCATGCAAAGGTAGAACCTACTTTTACACGCGACCAGTTACTTTGTTCTTTATCGTATAAATCCGTAAGGCTTGGAAAAGCCACACTAATTTGACCCACCCTGTCAAAGTATTTTAGACCCAGTAAAACGATTTATTATTGACCCACTAAA